CCGACGCCGCCGGGGTTGCAGGTGAGATACATGCGCTTCGGGAAATCGTTGGCGCCGCGCACGCATGCGTTGAGCACCTTGAACTGTTCCTCGCTGAAATGCGTCGCCTCATCGATGAAGATGACATCGTACTCCTGCCCCTGGTACTGGTCGACGTCGCTCTCCGCCGCGCAGTAGCCGAACACGATGCGGCTGCCGTTCGCAAACTCAAACGACTTGTCCGCCGCTCGATACTTCGCGTAGTCGCCGAATTGCGCAAGCAGCTTGCGCATCGGCAGGATGTGATTCTCCCGCAGCTCCGGGAACGTCCGCCGCAGAATGAGGATGCGGATGCCGTCCCACCGCACCGCCATGAGGATCGCCTTGTGCTGCACGCACCAGCTCTTTCCGCCGCCTCTCGCCCCGCCGTAGCAGACGTAGCGCTCCCTCGCCTGAAAAAAGAGCTTTTGCTTTGGCTGCGGAGCCTTGAACGTGATGACCTTATCCGCCATCGTCCTCGCTCTCCTGTTCAAACGCCACGCGAAGGACGCCGCCCTCGCCGTTTTCCAACTTCACCGGCGCGTCGTAGCCGAGCATTTTCGAGAGCTGCTGCAGCGCCCGCGTCGCGCCTTTGGCGTCGAACTGCCACTCGCCGCTCGGCTCCCACGATTTCGTCGCGCTGTCGTATTGCAGTACCGGAGTCGCGGCCATGCACCGCTGATAGACCTCCAGCAGCTTCAGCACGAGGGAGTCCTTCGTCAGCGTCATGTCCTCCACGCTCTCGCGGATCAGCGCCACGCGGTACGCCTTCACGCGGGGATCGCGCAGCAGCACCATCGCGCGGTGCGCGGCGCTGGCGTTGTTCGCGCCCGGCTTATAGCCCGCGCGGATCGCGGCCTGTGTGCCGTTCATATCGACGTTGAACTCCTCCGCGAACCGCCGCGTCTTTTCGTCCATGTAGGCGGCGATCTCCGCAGAGGTCATGGTCGCGGCCGCCGCCGCGTCGAAAGCAGTCTTCACTTTTCGCGCCACAGCTGCCGCCTCCTTTTCGCCTTGTTTTCTATAGCGTAGCACCCCGACCCCCTCTGTTATCGTCAACTTTTTCATACGTTGGGAAAAGCGGAAACCCGCATGACAAGCAGGTTTCCGCCGTTTTCGCTCCCTCCTCGCGCGTGCGCGCGAAGCCTTACCAGTTTTCGTAAAAAGCCTTTCGGATGCGGTACAGCGTCCGATCGCTGATGTGATGCTTCCCGCAGATGTAGACCCAGTCCGCGTCGGTCGTCAGAAACTCCTTCAGCGCCGGGGCATACTCGCCTCCGGCGCTCTCGCAGAGCTTATCTATCTTCCGCCGCATCCACTCCGGCTGTTTGCCGTAAGTTTGGCAGGTGAAGAAGATCAGGCCCTGCTCGCTGTAGTTCCTGTTGATACTCCGCAGGTGCTTGAACCCTCGCACAGCACCACCTTCCCGCGTAAAGTTAAAATCAAAGTCGCGCCTCTCCGCGCGAGCGTCTGTACTTTTCTGTACCTCGCTTCCGCATCTCGAAGTGTATGTACACGCCGCGGTTGATGCCGTTGCGCTCGCAACTCGCCTCCACCAGCTCGAAGTCCGGCCAGCGGCTCTCGAACCACTCATGTGCGCGCCCGCTCTCGATGGCGTCCGCCGTCTCCTCCACGTCGTACATGGAGAGCTGCCCGTCGCACTGGATCGGTTCGGGCTTCACGAGGTTGCGGCTGCCGCTCCAGCGCTTGTAGAACCGTCGCTCCTTCACGATGTACCGGCTCAGCCCCGCAAGCCCGTCCTCCTCGAACTGGAGGCGCTTGCTGTTGGCGTAGCCCTTGCCCCACGCCTGCTCAATGACGTCGCGGTCAACGCCGCCGGTGACGATGAAGTGGTGATGCCAGTTCCCATTCTTGCCGCACTCTGTCGCGTAGACATACTTCAGCTCGGCGCCCGCCTTCTTGTAGAGCCGCTTCAGCTTCTTGATGAAGTTCTGCGCGTCCCGCTGCGCCTGCTTCGCGTCCTCCGGCTCTTCGCCCGGGCGGTAGGTGCATGTCACCGTCTTGTCCCCCTCGGAGAAATTGAGCCGCAATATCCTCGTCGCCTTCTTCTCGGCGTTCTTCTGGTTCAGTCGTTCCTGAATGGCGCTCGTCGGCTTGCACTTCTTCCGCCGCTTGCCCGCCTGTTGAAAAACCGGATATATATCCCCGTCCATAAAATCGCCGGTGATATATACCGATTCCCGGTTGAACGTCCGTCCTGTATACATCGCTTGGGCTCCTGTTCTGATGAGATGGTCGTTAAGTTAAGACTGATTACAAGCCTGAATTCGCGCGCGTGCGCGAATTATTATTGGTATAGGGCTCTGTCCCGCGTCCGAAGCTCGGGCGCAGGACGCAGCCCTACGGCTGCGGATTGGGTATCTGCATCTGCTTGTATGGCGTCACCTCTTCAACCGAAACGACGCTCGTATCTCCGAAACGCTCCAGATCCATGGCGATCTGCTCCTTGAGCCCGATAGCCTGTCCCAGAGGGCGGTCGACATAGACCACGATCTTCAGCATATTTCCTGTGCCGTGTCGATGCGCGCCTTTTCCATGAGCTCACAGAGCGTTCTTGCCGCCTGTAGCAGCCGCTCCTTGGCGCCTACGTTGACGACAATGCCCTCTGCGATGCCCTCAATGACGCCGATACAGCGATGCGCCATAGAGAAGTCGTTCACCGTCCAGCCGGTGGTACCGCTCTGCTCGGCCTCCGCTCTCGGTTCCATACGGATATTCCCGCCGGGCTTCGCCTTAATCTGCTCCGCGCCAAGAGCCTCGCTCTGCTCGGTTGCGCTCTGCACGCCCGCCTGCGGGCGGGTGTCCACAGGCGGCTCCACCGGACTTTCCTGCAGTGCGCGCTCCGCCGCACGTTCTGCAGCCTGCTCCTCCGCCGAACGAGCAAGGAACTCTCGTTCGGCAGACCCCACGGTAGATGCGGGGCCCGCCGCGCGGGCGTCCTCTTCCTCGATCAACGCGTCCTCTACGCTGCGATCGTGATACTTCTTTTTCATATCGTCCTTTGCCTCCTCTTCCTTGTTGCGTCCGGAATTTGACCGCGCGCCGCCCCTCTGGCGCAGCAGCCCGTTTTTGTATCTCCACTTGATGATGGATGATTCTGCCACACCAAATTCCGCTGCGATCTCCTTATCGCTCTTGCCTTCCTTGAACAGCTCACGCCCTCGTTTGTCGTCGATCTTTCGCTTTGTATCCTTCCGCGCATACACTCTAAATCCCTCCAGATTTCGCTTAGTATGCTCCGTGCAGCCGGTCCCCGCCGGGCACGGCCGCCGCATTCCCGTGTCCCGCATATACTCGCAGTTCGCTCCATAGCTTTCGTTGTAGTGCCTGCAGCCCTTACAGTAGTCGTCACAGACCGAAGGCTTCGGCAGTTTATCGATCCCCATCATGGTCGTTCTCCTTCTCCGGCTCCGGTGTTCCGATCAGTGGCAGCCATTCCTTGCTCCCGTCGACGGTCTTGACGACCTCGCCGGCGTCGTCCAGCACTTCGACCTTCAACAGCTCGCAGTATTCGTTGTAATAGAACCGCTTGCGCATATCGACTTCTCTTCTGCCCGCCGGCGCGGACATCAGGTCTCGAACGTACCCCGTGAGCTCAAAGCGCACCTCCAGCCGCGTGGGCGCGTGCCGGTCATTCAGCGGGTCAAATACAATGATGTTGAGCAGCGCGCCATGCTCGCTGAGCTCCGAGTACGCCCGAATGCTTCCTGTGTATATGTAGTCGGTCATATCAGCCCTCCAGCTTTGCCTTGACGGCGAAAATCAGCAGCGCGAACGCCGCATACAGCAGCTTATCCGCGGTAAACACTTTTTCGCGCCGATAGCAGAGCCACAGCGACGCAGCGTACAGCTCCGCCGCCGCGGCATAGCACAGTGTCAGTATCGTCTCACCCTGCATGTTCGCTCTCCCGTTTCCTTCTCTGTGATTCTGCCGATCTCCTGCTGCATCTGTCGCAGGTCTTCCGATGTGGTTTTGACGCGTTCACACCGCCGCCGCACATAACACAGAGACCGTCCGCACGCCACTCCCGCCGCCGCTCCCGCATATATTCGCGGATATAGATCCGCCGCTCGTCCGGCGTCATGGCGTCACCTTCGGCTTCTTGCACCGCTCGAACTCGATCACCCACACCCACGGATTCGCCGCCCAGCGCCTCGCCGCTGTTCAGCTCGTAGGCATTCAGCAACCGACGCATCGGGTCTGTCCTGTCCTTCAAATGACCCATCTTGCCCTCCTATGTGTTCTTTCTTTTCCTACGCTCCTTAATTGCGTCCTTGTTCGCCTCGTAGTACGCTCGTTGGTACTCCTTAATTGCGTCCTTGTTCGCCTCTCGGTACGCTCGGTTGCGCTCCTTGATCGCGTCCTTGTTCGCCTCTCGGTACGCTCGCTGGTGCTCCTTGATTGCGTCCTTGTTCGCCTCTCGGTACGCTCGGTTGCGCGCCTTGATCGCGTCCTTGTTCGCCTCTCGGTACGTTCGCTGGTACTCCTTGATCGCGTCCTTGTTCGCCTCTCGGTACGTTCGCTGGCACTCCTTGATCGCGTCCTTGTTAGCTTCGTAGTACGCTCGATGGTACTCCTTGGCTCGCAACTCTTGATTGTCTGCGTTGGACACCTTTGCTTTTCGGTCACGTTTGCGGCTTGCGCGAATTTCTTCTTGCGTAATCCGAAAATCCCGCTCGATCTCCGCGTCCGCCGCCGCGATTTCGGCCAGTTCTCTTTCCGTCAGCATCGTCACGCCTCCTCCGGCTTCTTGCACCGCTCGAACTCGATCACCCACACCCACGGATTGGCATTCCAGCCGTATCGCTCGCGGTCTGCGGGTTTGATCGTGCTGTCCCAAATGCGGGCAAACTGTGAGCAGCAGGTGCAGCCCTCGTCCTTGGCCTGCGCGTTTCCGCAATCCTGCAACCGCTCCACGCGCACGTCCGTCACCCGCAGGAATATCCGCGCCGCCTCGCGCGGCATGTGGATGGAGGGGCGCCATTTCCCCGCATTCTTCATGTTTGGCTTTTGGTCTGCCCTGTAGAGATAGCTCCCGATAAGCGTTGTCCACGTCTCCCGTACATAGAGGATGTCGCCGGGGCGGTAGGGCACAACGCAAGCGCGCTGTATTTTTTCGGCGCTCAGGTTTTCCAGTCCGCGCAGATGCTTGTGATTCACCACCCGCCGCGTCACGGTCTTGCGCCCATCCAATATGGCGCGTACCATGTCGGTGTTAAATAAAATCGGCTTCGTCACGACATGCCCTCCATCACATAAAGTCCGCCAACTTCAATGCTTGCACTCCGGCACTCTCCTCCGCAACGCTCTGTTCCAGATCATCCATCGCGCGGAGCGTCGCCGCCGTCATATGCTCCCGCTGCTCCTGCGAGGTCTTCCGCCTGCCGAGGTAGGCATCCGAGAGCCGCTGTCCGCAGTTCCAACAGTACCTGCCCCCGACAGGATTTACTTGCGATCCGCATCGCTGGCAATAATAGGCGTCGTATGTCGGCCCATTTCTCCCCTTCGTGAACCTCGGCGCGACAGGAATATTGCGTGCGACTGCGTAGCGGACGGTGTTCAGGGCATAGGCCAGATCCGTATCATCACCGGCACAGACGGACGCTTGCAGCTGCTCTAAGAGTACGAGGGCATCTGCCGGAGCCATGCAGCGTCCGGGGCTCCGAACCAATACGCTCATGCAGGCACCTTCGCTTTCCGCCGCTTCGGCAGCACCGGCTTGCCGTCAGCGTCGCGCTTGCTGCCGTCCTCCAGCCACTTGAGCCATGTATCGAGGAATATCTTGTGCGTGATCCTTGGGGAGACGCCGCCGACGTCATTGTCCTTCCCGTGGATCTGCGCGATCTTGTTACCGTGCATCTCGATCGTGACATACGGTTGATTCGGCGCCGCAGCCCAGCGCAGGAACACAATGGACAGCACGCCCTTAACATGCCGCTCGGCGTAACCGCCGACGCAGTGATTGAGCTTTTTGCCTTCCCGCTTGACAGCCGCGCCGGTCGCGGGGAACACAATACAAAGCCCGCCCATTTCAAACTCATACTTTTGTTTCCGCGCTTTGAGGTTTTTGGCCTTTTCCAATTTTGCCGTTCCTTCGTCAAGCGATGTTTGCCACGCCGTTGTCGCCGCGGTGTGCGCGGCGCCGAGGTCGTCCGGCCAGAGGACCTTCGTGTGTTCCATACAAAGCCCGGTCATATATGCCGCTTCGATGTAATCCTTGTATATGTCAAACAGCGTGTCAGGCGGCACCGTGAGCTCGGGATCGGCAAAAGAGAGATCATCGATGTACCGCGCGAAGCGGTCGGGATCGAGTTTGTACTTGCGGAGGAAGCGCAGAACCGTCATCGGCTCGCCCCACATTTCGTACCATTCCCTGCTGCGCGCAAGATTCCAACTCTTTCCGAGGCGCTGCGCGTAGTTTCTGATCGCCAGCAGATCCATCGGGCCGCCCAGCTCCATAAACTCCCGCAGCTCCGGCTTGGTCAGCTTCATCGACGTTCGAATATCCGGTTCTTCCCAACACATGGCTCCCGCCCACTTCTTCCGGTTGTATATCAAATCACCAACAATGTGATGCATATCTGCTTTGACCAGCAGCTCGATTTGCTGCGGATAGATGCAGTAGGCTGTCAGATATGAAATGAAGTCATGGAAGTATGTCGCACAGCCCCGCGCTCCGCCCTGGCGGTATTGCCAGTTAAGAAAATATCCGCAGTATCGAAATACAGGATGGTTTTCAAGGGCTTCGCGATTGACGATCCGATAACTCTCATGGTTATAAAACGAAATGCACCCAACTTTGAACGGCTCTTGTACTTTTTTCTTTCTGGTCAACATACCCCGCTCCCAGCTGGGGTACGGGTCATCTCCATAGAGCTGATGATCCAACTGCAGCACCGCGCCCGGCTCAAACCGATAACCGGAGGAACACCACACATCCGGCGGGCCGGACAGATCGGCGTCCGTCTCATACCACTTGGACAGCGCAAGCGCGTCCGCGTAGAGCACATCGCCCTTGCCGTGCAGCAGCACGACACATTCGTTGTGGCGCAGAGATTTGCGCCCGCGCGCCCGTTTAAGGTCGATTGCCGTGATATCGCGTCCGCACCACGGGCAGGTCCCCGGTCTCTTGTGTTGAAGCATATCAAGCAGCGCGCGATGCTCCGGCGTCTCCGTCCTCTGCAGTCTGTCGAGTTCTTCCCTGTGCCCGCAGCAGGAGGCGCGAAGCTCTACATAGTCCTCAGTGCGTCCCGAACGCCGGAGAGATTGCCAGCGGAAGAACAGATAATGCGGGAAAAGATCATTAAGGCGTTTGACGTCTTCTTCGGTGGTCTTCGGCCAATCCGCGATAATGGCCCGCTCTTCGTCTGTGTACTTCATGCCCGCCTCCTCAAATGAAATCCTCAAAATTGAGGAGGATGCCGTGTTCCGAAGTGGGCGTGACCGCCGCCGGTGTAAGCATGATCTTCATTTGGAACTCGACCTTCGCGCCGTCGAAGTAGAAGGACACCGCCCGCCGGTATGCCTCGATGTCGGAAAGAGAACCGCTGACGCTCTTTGCAACCGCTTTCATGCAGTCCTCAAAGCTGCCGCCCTGTGCGACGGCCTGCGCAAATTCATCGTCCTGCCGGCAGAAATCTTTGAGCGCATCCCGCACGGCTGATTTCATCGCGCCCGCGTATCTATCGTATTTGCCGTTTTTATATTCCTTGTCGAGCTTCTCAACAGCCTGCTCATACCACGTCATGCCGCACACTCCTTTACCGCGTCGGCGAGCGCCAGCAGCGCCTTCGCCAGCTTTTCGCCGAGATCGCTGTCTTCGCGGCCGCGCACCTTCAGCAGCAGACCGCGCATTTTATTGACGTCCGCCTGCACCTGCTCAAAGAGCAGCTGGAAAGCGGCGAGATCCGCGTCGCCGGAGATAGCCGTCTTCGCCTGTTCCCGTTTCGCCGCCTCCAGCTCCGCGCGCAGCTGCTCTGCCTCGGCCTTGGCGTCCGCTTCCGCCTTCTTTGCGGCTTCCAGCTCCGCCGCGTTTTTCTTCGTAGCATCCTCGCCGGCGGTCTTTGCTTTCTCTGCCGCCTTCTTCGCCTTCTCCTCGGCCTTGGCAAGCTTGTCCTCGGCCGCCTTGACCTTGGCGCTCCACTCAGCTTCCGCCGCGGCGCGGGCATCGTCCGCAGCCTTCTTGACCGCATCCTCGTCCACCTGCACCGCGACGTCGATTGGACGCGCCTCCAGTTCCTTGATCTTGGTATTCAGCTCAAGCGTGCGAGCCTTCTCGTCCTCCAGCGCCGTCTGGCTCTCGTCAAACGCTCTGGACAGCTCGTCCAGCTTCTTCTCGCTATACTCTGCCGCCGCCTTTGCCTCGTCGCGCTCGCGGATCGCCTTTTGCAGCTCCCGCACCGACATGTCCTCGACGTTGTGCGTCTCCATGAACTCCGCGCGCTCCTCGGACGGGATATCTAGCAGCGCGACGGCCTGCGAATACTGCAGTTTTCCATACGTCTGGAAGTCTTCCACGTCGGTCCCGAAGAGGTTCCCCTGCGCGGCTCCGAACTCGGTATAGAGCCGCATCAGGTTATTCGCCTTGGTGGTGGAGTACCCCGCCTCCTTGACCCACTTTCCGAACTCGCCGTATGGCACGGACTCTTTCAGCTCGCAGAGCTTCCGTCCGGTTTCGATCCAGTTGACCAGCTGGGAGCGGTTGAGGGTCCAGATCTCGGCCACGATGACCTCCGGCGCTCTTTTCGGCTCGCATTTCCCGCGAGTTGTGCCGGGGTATCCTTCCTCTGTTCCCCGGCTCTGTACTGTCATTTCGTTCATGTTGCTTTTTCCACAACCCCGTGTTAAAATGAGGTTGTGAATTCCTCTCTTTCAAAAATGGATTTCACATGCGGTACGCTCGTTGGTCCGAGCGTGCCGCTCTTCTTTTTCTCCCTCGTCCTCGTCGATCTCGACGCGAACGTATTTGGACCGTCTTCCCGGTTTTAGCTTGTCATGAAACCTGTGACTGAGTCCGCTCAGCGACACCCCCGTCATTCTCGACAGCTCGCTCAGGCTCTCCGCCACGACGACCGGCATCTCGTACTCGTCCTTTGTGACTTCCATGTAGAGCGTTTTCATCAGCCGCGCACCTTCTTCCGGGGCTTGTCCAGCCATTCGATCCCGCGCATCAAGGCCCACGCAACCCAGCCGGTGCCGATAACCGCCAGCGCTTCCGTCAGCGGATCGAGTTCCTGCTCGACGGTCTCTGTGATGTGTGCTGCGTTCACCGTGCTGCACAGGAGTGCCGCAAACCATACGGCGAGGATTCCGATGCAGATTGCCATGATCAAATTCCTTTGTCGGCGCTGCCGTTTATCTTCTCGCGTCATGCTGATCTCTCCTCCGTTGCTTTTCTTGCGCGCCGGTAGGCGTTCGCTTTTGCGCCCTCCCGGCGCTGCTTTTCAGCGTCCTGTAAGATCCCGTACCGCCGCGCCATGTCTTGGAGCATTCTCCGTTCGATGGCGTCTACTTCCTCCGGCGTCATCCATTTGACCTCTGCCAGATGCTCCGCCGCTGTCATGCCGGCACCTCGCTCGGATCTTCGTCGACACCCAACATATTCCCGTCGGGCGTGCACACAGCACGTTCCTCTGCTGTCTGCAAATAGCTCTTTCCGAACACCAGCCGAAAGTCGTCGATGTCCCAGCCGTTCTGCTCCATCAACCGCTCCTGCCACTCACACTGCAGCTTCTGCTTGACCGCCGCGTTGCGATGCACCGCCTCCGGCCCGTTCTCGTGACAGCGGTCGTGGCAGAGGTAGACGACCGCGCCGTACTTGGTGCTGAGCTTACGGTTGGGGCCGCCGAAGACGTGGTGCTTGTCCAGCGGATCACCGTTGCCGTTCCGATGGCAGAGGTAGCACTCCTTGATCGGCTCATACCCTGTCTTGCTCATGACATTTCCTCCTGTCCCTCGATCTCGCCGTCCTCCGGCTTCTCGACCTTTGCCTCCGGCGCGGGCGGGTCGCCCGGGTAACATTCCGCAGCCTCCGCCAGCTTGTCTACAAGGTG